ATTTCTAGTACCTTTTTCAAGCATTGGTATTTTCGGTATGTTTACCCCAAAACTTTTACCGCCCCAAAAAGGAACCCATTCTGGGATGTCTACATTTATCTTGTTAATATGCTCTAATGCTCCATTTATAAGTCCTATAACTGCATTAAGTGGTGCTTTCAATACTCCCGCTAAAGTTTTAAATATACCTCCAAAAATATTCTTAACACCATTCCATGCCTTTTCCCAATCTCCTGTAAATACTCCTGTTATAAACTCTATTATACCGCTTAAAGATTGGAATAAGCCGCCAAAAATGTCCTTCATAGCAGTAATTGCCGCTTCTACTATTCCTTTTATGAATGGAAAGGCGAAACTAAATATATCTACCAGTTTATCAATTACAGTTGATACAATAATAAATATATTTTCTAGTATTGGCATAATGTAAGGTGCTATTGCATTAAAAAATTCTGCGAATATCGGGAATATGGTTTCATTTAACCAATTAACCCAGTTTAAGAATAATGGTTTAAGCTTGCCCATAACTATATCACTTATCCAAGTCCAAAACCTATCAACAATATCTATTAAGCCATCAAACATATTAGCCACGTTTTCCGCCATTTCTTCTGGGAACATACCTAAAGCCGCGGTTCTTACATCTTCCATCATAGGCATAAAGCTATCAAAAATTCCATAATCACCGCTGAATAAGTTAGAAAATGATTTACTTGCACCGTCCGCAATTAGCATGATACCATTTAAACCGTCTGTGACCATATCCGCCGCATCTGGTGGTAATAAATCATACATACTATCAGTAACACCCTCCATAAAGGGCATAAAGCTATCATATAAATCCTCACCATTGAATAAATTTGAAAAGGACTCTTTTAATCCTTTCCCAACTCCTTCTATTGGTTTTAAAAATTCTCTCATTGCCGCCGCCGCCGATTTAAGTTTTTCTGGTAGTTCTGTTAATCTATCAGCAACAAAACGAACCGCTTTGGCAAGTCCTGCATCACCGATATCCAACATTAACCCCTCAACCGCACTTCCTAAAGCTTTGAAACTACCCCACAATGTATCAGATTGTGTTTTTGCCATTTCCTCCGCCGCTCCAGTTGAATTTCTTATTGAGTCAGTTAGTTTATTAAAATCTGCATCCGAACTATTTATAATTGCTAACATTCCGCTCATAGCTTCAGTACCAAATATTGCCGCAACTTTATTTGCCTTTTCTGCTTCTGTTAAACCACCAAATTTCGTTCTTAAATCCCCTAATATAGTTTCAAGGCTTAACATTTTGCCCCCACTATCTGTAACACTTAAACCTAGTTCCGCCATTGCATCCTGTGCCATTTTTGGTGGTTTGACTAGTCGAGTAAATGAAGCCCTTAATGCTGTTCCTGCTTGTGACCCTTTTATTCCCGCATTAGCCATAAGTCCAATAGCTAGTGCGGCATCTTCAATGCTAAACCCTAATGCTCCCGCAACTGGAGCAACATATTTAAAAGTTTCCCCCATTAGAGAAACGTTTGTATTGGAGTTTACAGAAGCCGCCGCCAATACGTCCGTAAATCTTCCAGTGTCCTCGGCTTGTAATCCAAAAGCAGTAAGGGCATCCGTCACAATGTCTGATACTCGCCCTAAATCCTCACCACTTGCCGCCGCTAGATTAAGAACCGCAGGCATACCCGCAATAATTTGTTCCGTCTTCCATCCCGCCATTGCCATGTACTCCATGCCCTGTCCTGCTTGCTCGGCTGTAAATATAGTAGTTCTTCCTAATTCTCTAGCCTGTGCATTAAGTGCCTTGAATTCCTCCGCATTTGCTCCTGTAATGGATTTAACAACCGCCATTTGCTTCTCATAACCTTCGAATGTTGTGATTATTTTCTTTCCAAAATCAAAAACCGCTTTTACCGAAAATGCCGCCGCTATGGTTGTTGCTAGTCCTTTCATCTTGCCTGCAAGTCCATCAGTATTACGTCCTATGCCTTGCATTGTTCCGCTCATATTATCCCTAGCCGCAAAAACCGCTGTTATTCCTGCCATAAATTCTCTCCTTTCTATTTTTTATTTTGTTTGCTTATCCTTTCGGCTTCGACCAATTCACTAGCCATTATAAAGTATCTATCGTATGAAGAAAGGGCGGCGAACTGGTCTGGAGTCAAGTGGTGCTTTTGTAACACCACATGCTCCCAACTAGCTTTATAATCGCCGCCCTTGATTAGTTTTTTATTTCTTCAATTTTCTCTTCGTCTGTAATTTCTGTGTCGTTAATTCCTGCGTATGCTTGATATATTTTACCATAGTCTGACGCATAGTTAAGTAACGCTCTCATTAGCTCTACGTTGCTCGTACACTTATATTGCTCTAATAACTCCTTGTCCTTTAAATCTGGGAAAACAATTGACTCTGCCATAATAAGGTCATTAAGTCTTTTCTGGTCTACCTCAATTATTTTTTGACCCTTTTTATATTTTTTAGTAGTACAAGTTTCAGTTAATTCTTCAACTTTAGTTGTATTTATTTTCTTAATTTTCCAAGGGATTATTTTTCCCTCTTCTTCATGTCCTTTAGGATATCTAAACTTTGAAATACCTTCTACCTCAAATACATCCTCTACTTTTTGCATATTATTTTTAAAAAATAAACTATTATCCATATTACCCTTCATCCTTTCCATAATTAAAGTATTCTATTAGCTGTAAAACTTATCTCGTCTGTAACTACTTCTCCAGTAGCATCTATATTAAATAACGGTATGTCCCCTGTTAGGACACAATCTTTTAATGTAATTCTGTCAGTTCCATATTTTTTACTGTAATCGGAGTTTTTATCATCTGTAACGCCTTGAATGTCGAATAACTCAATCGTTCCTTCTTCTTGGAACTTCTTACAATACTCTATAAGCCATTTAGTGGCTTTGTACTCTGTTAAAGTTCCTGTTATTTTATATGTTAAAGCTTTGTCACCTATTGTTCTAGCTCCTAAAACTGGAACTTCCGCTGTATTTATAGTGAAATTGGCTGTACAGCTTACAGTGTTTGTTCTTTCTTCTCCATTAACAAAAACTCTACCCTCTGTCATGCTTATGGCTGAATTGGGTTTAAATCCTTGCATAAATTACACCTCCTTATTTTAGTAGCTTGTCTTAAATGTAATATAGAATTTCTCTATACTATCTACTGGTTGTATATGCACATCTGCGTGGAACTCGTCCCCTTTAGTTTTATTAAAATCCACAATTACATCTGTTGCAGTATCAACATTTTTTAACGCATTTAACGTCTGTAAATTAAGTAAAACCTGTGAATTGATAGCATCAACTACCTGTGCAATTCCATCATCATTATTATCGTATTTATTAGGTCTTAATACTCTTGTACAAAGATTTTGAACCTCTGTGTAAGTACGCATTACCCTATTTTTTTTATAAGACTCGTCAAGGTTTTTAGTTATAGTTGTTAAACTATTTATATCCTGCTCTATAACAACATTTCCGTCTTGGAAGGTGAATACTATCTCCCCACCTTTTAAAGCTTCTACAATCTCATTATGCTTTAATTTGCCATGAACATCCTTCGCACCTTGATATTTAACATAAGTTAAGCTCTCATAAGGCTGACATGCCGCTGACATTCCTGCATATCCTGCCGCCGCTGTGGTTGCATCTAATACAGTACCATCATTAAGAATTACTCCATTTCTTATGGAACTCATGAATTGATAATCTGCTTTTACTGTAGATAATGGTCTAACACCAAAAACATATTTACCAACACTATCTACAAAATAACGTATCTTTTCATCAAACAATGATATTATTTGAGGTTCTTCGGATGGTAAATACATTACATTAAATTCTTGTGTTTCTGCATCATCTAGGAATTCAGCTATTTGTGATGTTGTTGCTGTAACTGTCGTTCCACCTTCAAGGTCAATCCCTGCGGCAACTTCAACTGTACCTTCTCCATCTACAGTAATCCAATCATTTTCTCTTATATCCTTATATTCTGTTATTCCATCCTGTTCGAATACAAGCTCGTCTTGTAAATAAACTTGAAACATCTTGCTTGTTTTGCTTGCTTTAATAACCACCTTTAAACTATTCCCTCTAGTTCCTGCATATTTTGCTTCAAATGTAACTTCGCCTAGCTTTGCACTTGCCTTTGTTCCTGTTTGTGGGTTATAAACAATTACTTTTATAGCATTTTTTAGTATTTCTCTTATCTTTATCGCCTTTGGGTCTGTTACATGATAGCCTAATTTTGAAAATTTATCGTCTATATCATCAATTGTTATCTGAATAAAACCATCAAATACAAAGAAATCAGACTCCAAAATTGGCATTATTACAACACCTTTAGGGCTTAAACCAAGTAGTTGTTGTTGTTCGCTCACAAAACGACTATAATAACCAGGTCTTATTTTTCTTTCGCCTGGGGAAAATGTTCCGCCTGCCATTCTCTATCACTCCTTATTCTTGTTTTTTAACTGTTTCATTTATATCAAATTGTGTAAACTTGATATAATCCTCTCTATTAAAGAAGTATGCTAAATTAAACCTTATTTCGATTTGTATTGTTCCTATGTCAACCTTCTTTTGTTCTATATAATCTATTTTAACATATCTTTCTGTGGCTTGATTTTCATAGTTATATATTGGTATATGGTATCTATTATCCGCTACTTTATTGACTATTTTCATTGCACTTTCTTGTGCTTTATAACTACTATTGTCAAATATTTTAATGTACCAAGCATAGGTATTTAGAAATGAATGTGTGGTAAAAAAATTGGAGAATATAGAGGGAGCAGGAAAATAAATTGAAGGTTCTTTAAAATCTACAGGTACTTCCTCAAAATATAATTCTAAATCATTTTTTCTATCATGATTTTCATAAAAAAACTTTACTATGCTACCTAGTTCCTCATACTTTTCAAACATTTCCACTCCCCCATTTTTAAGTTTTTTATTAAACGCATATAAACTTTTAAATTAAAAATAATTATCCATCCATTCTTGCAATTTGTTATCCAATGCTCTATTTAATATTCTTTCGAATTGTACTTTTGCATTATCAAAGTAATGATAACCCTCCCACCATGCTCCATTTCGGAGCTTATGACCTGTGTTTACATACTCGGCATATTTAACTATAGTTCCTACTTCTATTCCTAAACCACTAGATAATTTTTTAAACACATTGTTAGTGTCACCCTTGTTAAATGAGTTCAATAAAAGCCTAGTGTCAACGACTTTTAGCCGAATTACTTCATCTTGAACGACTCTTAAAAAGTCCGCCCCTATGTCGTTTAGCCATTTTTCAACTTCCTTTTTAAAATCACCTCTTGCCGCTTGGTCTAAAGCTTGCATAAACTCCTGTATCCCATCAAGTTGAATATGAACCTCTGCCATTACAAATACCTATTTTCCCTTTTAACTCCTACAGCAACATGGTGTCCTCTTATATCGTCACTAATTGACGTTGTATACACTTCGCCAGTTTCAAGGTGTATTATCTTATCCATTGGTTTTATAAGCGTTCCATATGGCAATATGAGCTTTCTATCGTAGTTTATTACATTTTGTGGTTCTTCTTGGGTGGCATATCTAATTATTTTGCAAAAATGACAAGGTATATTTTCTAAGTCTGGAGTTTCTGAATAGTATTTCTCTTCTTTAGGTGGTATACCATAGCCGCCTTGAGTAGTTTTAGTTTTAACAAAATATATATTACATGTATCATCTAACATACTATCGAAACTCATTTTACAACCTCCTCATTCGCATAAAGAGTTGTGTTCCAACTTCTCCATTATCCTTAATGTAATCTTTTATTAAATCTAAACTTTCTGGCTCTTTTACTGTTACCCCATTGTAATTAGTATAACTATAATCGTCAAAAGTTTCGGACTTCTTGGTTGTACTTTCTACATCTGCGGATAGTGAATAATATTCCGTCCACAGTATCAAAAATATTTTTACATTAGCAGGAAGTGGGTCGAAAATTGGGTCATCCAACTTTCGCCCTGTAACTGCTTGAAGTTTTAACTCCGCTCTATATATGTCAACTTGTAATTGTTCGTCCGTTCTTCTTTTTATTTTTTTAGATGTGGTATACTCTCTTACATCCTGCGGAGTAATAAGCATATTATTTACCCCCTTCTACAGCTCCTTCTTTGCCCTTTTTAGCTTCTTTTATTTCAACAAAGTATTTTTCTATTCCCTCTTTGTTTTCTTTTACTAGGTCTTTATCTGTGTATATAGTGCCTTGTGCATATAACGTGCTACTATTTAACATTATCTTTTGAACATTATCTTTTAACTTGTAGTCCATTACACATTTTCTCCAGTAAGGTAAACACAACCGTTAACCTCTCTTACTACTGCATCAAGGTATACATTCCAGATATGGTAACTTGCATCTTTTTTAGCCGCAATTACGTCTGTAGCCGCTGTTACTGTTCTGTATTTTATAGAAGGATTATAAGTTGAAACTGGTACTAAGTTCATCATTGGAGTTAAGAAAATCATACCGTTTCTTCCTTTTGAAGCGTCCGCAGGGTCTTTTAAAGTTCCCATCATGCCTTCAACGATTTCCACATTGTAACCGAATATTCTTGTTATTTTACCATCTGTTATAACTGCATCACCTAAATTTGTATTTCTGTTAAGAAGTAATCTTAATATCTTATCATGTGATACTTGGTTCATTATCCATACAATATCGTTATTGAAGTTAGATTTGAACTCTTCTGGCATCATTGCAACAACGTCAAGTAAGTCAGTAAGTTGTACTTCACTAGTTGTTAAATCTTTCTTATGAGGTGAAGCAGATAGTTTTTTTACGAACCCATCTAATACTCTGAAAAAGTCTGCGTCTGCTCCTGCTGTTGGGTATGCAGTATCTCCGTTAAACATTAGGTCTTGCATATCCATTGCTAAAACCTTTTGCTCCGCACTTATAACCAATGCTTGAAGATTTGCAGGGTTTGCAAGGTCTGGTTGTTGTGGCAAACTATTTGCCTGTCTTGCCGCGTAGTAATACATATCATCATTGTCAAGCCAAATGTCAAAGTCACATTTCTTAACATTGAATGGAATTTGTCTTTCTGTCTTATTGTCTTTTCCGTCTGGTACTCCATTAAAGTTTTTATCATGTAATCTTAGGTTTCTTCTTCCAAAGTTTAAAGCGTCTATGTTGCCGCTCGGTACTCCTTTGATGTTGTATGGTAATTTTTTTAATGTAGTTGCCATATTAATAGTATCAACTAAAAAATCATATGATTGTTGTGGACTTGAAAAGCTCATTTCCGCTTTAGTAAATCCAACCTGTTCTACTCTCTCTTTAATAACTTGTGCGTTTATGTTTCCCATTCTTTCACCCTCCTATTTGTACTGAATGTAGCTCTTTTTAATTGTTGGTTCTTCATTTTTAACTGTTGTAACCTGTTCTTCTGTTTTACTTATTCCCCTAGCATTTGCCATCTTTTCTATTATAGATTTAACTGGCTCTAATTGCTTTTCGATAGCTTTTGCAACTTTATCTTCTAAAGTTTCTTCCTTTTCTTCAAGTCCTAAAGACTTTAACACCTTGTTTACAGCCCCTTCAACCGCTTTTGTAATCTTTTCATCTTCTGTTTCTGCAACCTCCGTCTTAACAACCTCTTGTTGCTGTGTAGCTTTAGTAATTGCATCTGTTACGCTTTTATTTATCAATTCTTGTAGTTTGTTTTCGTCCATTGTGAATTCCTCCTTTTCTTCTTTTAAAACTTCTTCTTTGTTATCTGTTAAACCTAACAAATCAGCTATTTTTTTAAATACACTCTTTTTTATTTTTATATCTTCAAATTCTTCTTCTTTTTCAATTACTTCTTCGGATTTTTCAACTCTTTCTCCTATGCCGCCCATAGAAAAACCAGTGTACTTACCACTTTTAACACCTTCCCATAAGTTAGCATCTTCGACAAATTTAGTTTCCATCCATGTACCTTTTTTAATGGGTTGTCCACCTATTTCACAATCTTCTTTAGTTATCCAACTTTCTACGGTATGGAGTCCTTTTTCTTCTGTAAAAGAATGTTGTAAGTCACTCTTTGCACCTTGGAGCATATGACTACGTTGTGCCTTTTCAATTTCTTCGGCTGTCATTTCATCATTGTGAGCATCTTTTGTTAATGGTTCATAAACTACCGCGGTTATTTCCTGCTTCTCTGTATCCACCTTAATGATAGGGCAATATACCTCAAAATTTCCATCTTCACTTTTAATTATACAAAACTGCTTTTTATTTGCGGCTTTATCTACTAAACTCGTAAATTGTATATTAACATTTTTTAATTGTGCCACCTTTTCACCTCCTTCATGGATTAACTATACTATTATTATACCATAATTTGCACTATCACATATGTTCATAGTCAATACGTAACACCCTCATAACCTCATTTAATTTCTGTTGACATAAAGATTTTTCTTTTAATAATGTTGTCCTGCTATACTCACATTCTTCTAGTTGCTTTACTATGGTATTATAATCCCTTTGTAAAAGCTCTTTCATTTTTAGAAGTTCAGTTTTCTTCCATTCCCTTAAATTAAAGTCATTCATAAATATCAACCCCCTTTTTATACCTAGCTTAATTTTACCTTATTTTGGGTAAAGAAAAAAGACTAGAATTAATCTAGCCTGTCATATGTTTTCTCAAATATATCAGATTTACAAGGATATATTTCGCCATTAACACCTTTTACTATATAATCTCCACCTCTAGCTATCATCACACCTTCAAGAGTCTTAATCTCGCAATAGGCATCTTTAGGGCTATACACTCTATAGTCGCAATTATTAAGAATAATATCGTTGCTTGATACTTTATTAAAGAACCAATCTGGCATACAATCAATATAAAACCTAAACGCTTCAATCTCTACTGGTTTTTTTCTATATTTAGACATATTATCCCCCTTAGTTATTTAATATGAAACTTTCCATTTCCTCGCAACTTCTATCCATACATTGTTGTTTTCTCTTCCACAATTTATTAATAGATTTACCTTTTTATTATTGTTTAGTTCTTTGGATGGTGTAGTAATAAATCTGTGCATAAATACAGCATCATTTAATGCGTTATCTCCTGCTAATATGTCATATAGTTTATCTATAGATATTCGTATCTTCCCACTATTCCCTCTTAATAGAGTCAAGCAGTACAAATATAAGTTCATTTGATACTTAGTTTCTATATTCATTATTTCGTCAAAGTTTATATTGACAAAAGAGTTTTCTCGTATCATCTGAAACAGCTTTACTGCATTTTTATTAAATTCTACTGTTATTTTCCTTTTATCTCTATCAACTTTAACCATGCTGTATAAAAATATTAGGCTAGTAATATTACCTTCTTTTAAAATAAAGCTTGAATTATCTTTTATGCTATTTATTAATCTACTATAATCCCTAGAAACCATTCTGTCACGTTGCAATAAAGCTAATATTTCATCATATTCAATGTTTACTGTTAATTCATCATCTTCAAAGGTATGTTCGCATATGTCCTCTATCTCTAAATGTCTTTCCCTTATTATTGATTGTAACTTAATATCTAATTTTGCATATGAGTAATAGAAGAACTTGTTACCGCTTAAATTTATCTTTCTATACTGCTGTAATATCTCTGATAACATTCTTATGTTATTAATAGCTAATTCCTTCATGAATATCCCCCCAGTGTATAACATTATACTATAACGCTGTAACACTTACAAGCTATTCCATATGGAATAGTTAGTATAGATAATATTAGTATTAAGGTTAATATTAAGGTTAGTATAAGAAACGCTATAAGCATTGATATTACTTAATTAGAAGCATGTCACGATTACAGAAAGGTGCAGGGTGATTACAGAAAGGTGCATATAAATTACAGAAAGGTGCAGTAATTATTACAGAAAGGTGCATAGGACACTTGTCGGACAAATAGCAGGACAAATGTCCCAAGCCTATGTTGATAAAATGTGTATAATATGTGGATAAATAAAAAAGACGATAGTTTCCTAACGTCTTCTCCTTCTATTATAAATTCTATTATCATTCTGTATTGCTTCGCTTTGTAGTCTTTGACGTTCCTCTAATGATAAGCCTAATGTAGAGTCATTCACTACCTGTTGAAGCAGACAATGGCAATTAACACGCTCTTTAGCTGATAAATTAGTATCTCTTGGGTATTGTGCTAATTCTGTGCCTACATGGAAGTAATCACCTACTGGAATTGTAACACCATCAATCGCAACATGGTCTGGTCTTGGTTTTATTCCTCTTAAACCAGAGTGCCGCCATGTAACTCTATCAACCGAAGGATTTTGAACAGCACTCTCAAAAGCGGCTCTACTATGTGCGGTTAATACTTCTGTGGTTGCAATCCTTCTTGCCCTTGTCCTACTAAATCCAAAACTGTCCTTTAAGTCCCTTGAAATATCCTTAATGCCCTTTCCTTCCTCAATACCTTCTGTCAATATACTTTCAATTGTTTCTATGCTATCAAGGTGTAATATATTGGCTAATTCTCCAGACCAATTTTTAATCCAATCCGTTGTCCTAGAAGTAAATGTATTAAAAAATAAGTCCCCATCAATTATTTTAATGTAAGCATTAGTTAATTTTTCAGTGGTAAAATTAAAAAACTTCTCAAACTGTTTGCCAAATTTAGATATAAAATCATCTTTGGCAAATAAAGTCCCTCTCATATAGTTCAATATATCTCCTACACTAGCCTTAGACACGTAATTATCTATGCCATTGATATAAAATATTGCTTGCTGTCTAAGAAGCTTATAAACCATATCTTCGAGTTTATTTATCTGTGACATAGTAAAGTCAATTTCTAAATACCCCTTTTCTTTTAGGTCTTGTTTGAATTGTTCTTCATCAGCTTTAATTATTTTATCTATATTATTAATAGTTTTACATATTTCACACATTTTATTCACCTCTTATTAATCTTTCTATAGTTGCAATCATCCTCATGATGGACATAAGGCTTTCTATTACATTTAGTATACTTATTACACATTGCACATTCTTTAAAGCCAAATAGATACTCTAATGCTCTTTTAAACATATTACACCCCTATATAATTATATAATAAAAGGACTTAGTAAAAACTAAATCCTTATTCCCAATAAGCACAATAAGAACTTTCCTCTATGTTATCAGTTAGAACTTTATCTATGCTTTCATTATCATCATTGTTAAATTCTATATTTAATTCTAATGCACCATCATAGTAGTCATGGTGTAGATAATACTTTTTTATTGCTCCTTCGTCCTCTAATTGTTTAATTATTTCTGATAATTTCATAATATCACCCCTAATTTAAAATCATGTTGCATTTTTCTATTGCTATATATAATAAATCTTCCCCAGAAATTTCGTCTAAATCTTCTCTTCTAAAGAATTTTTTGCAAAACCATTCTTTTAATACTCTTTCATTTGTAGTGTAAGGTATTTCTTTTCTAAATAAAGACTCTTTTAAGGCATTATACACGTATTCAATCTGATTGTCATACAAGTTTAAACTAACTTCCACATATTGAAATAAGCTTAATTGTTCCATATAGCACCCCTTTAATAAAATAATAAAAGTAAAACACGCACTTTACAACCTGTTAACATTATTATACTACTACATTTATGGCTAAACAAGACCTTTTAAATAAAAAATAGAAGAGTAACCAAAATTACCCTCCTAATATATTAAATTAACAAACCACCTATTTAATAATGTCTTTTAACTCTTTTAATGTAATCAGCAATTACGTTACCTTTGTCTAACTCTTCTTTGTCTATAACTTCTCTATATCCATCAGAAATAAAATCACTACCTTTTAATGCTAATTCATGAATATCGTCATATTGTACTGTTTTTTTAATTTCAGTGTCTAATAATATTTTCATATGCTACCTCAAAACCCTTCCATATCCATCCTTGTAAGTGTGTAATATGAGTGTAATTATATCCCATATAACCCCAATGCCGCCAAGTCCTAAAGTACATAGATATAATATTCCAGTTCCTACTTTTTTAGTGTAAAATCTGTGTACACCAAATATTCCTAAAAATATCGCTAATAAAAATGTAACAAGCCAACTTTTTGTCGAAATATCATTTCCTATATTATTATTGTTGTTGTTATTATTCACTATAATTATTTTTTCTTCACCCATTCATAACCCTCCAATCCTATTCTAAGTTATATTTATCAACTAAAGCGTCCAAAGCATTTCTAACGTCCTTTAATACATCTATATAACCAACATTATCCTCACTCTTTTCAATTGTTTCCGAAGCCGTTAAGGAGTTAGTTTGCTGTTGTAATATTCTAAGTACCTCTATAGGCATATCGCCCCATTCGCTATCATATTCTTTTATTTCTAAATCAGCCGCATATTTAGTTAAAAGTTTTTGTGCCAGTATCGGAGTAAGTCCGCCCGCTTTATCTACCACAGTTAAGATTTTGAATAAATCATCAACATTATTAAATTTAGGTGCAACCAATTCAGCCCTTACAGTTTTAAAATTATACTCACTTAGTAATATATTATTTATAATCCAATTAAACGAGTTCCGTTCTGGTTGGAATACTTGTTTCTCTGTTACATCCATTGCGGCATACGCTGTCGCTCTGTTGTATTCCTTAGTCTTACCGACATAGATATCTGGTAAGTTAAAAGAACTTTGTATCCCTGCTTCATTCTTATTCAAATACTCTAAGAATAATGCATCATTTTGTAACATAGGGGATAAATCTTTAATTTCAACATCTATTTTATTACCTTTATCATCATTAAGACTTAAACTTTGTATGCCCTGTTCCAGTGCTTCAACCTCTAAAATAATAAAACCATGTGAATTTTTATAGCCTTTAATATCATTCATATAGTTTTGTAGGTCTTTCCATGACTTATCGCTTAAAGTACCACCCTTAACTATAATCATTACTGGTGTATGTCTTCCTTCCATGAAGTAGTTATAGTTAACATATTCAGCCATTTTCGAGCCTTGAACGTTAACTACTTGACCCCACCATCTAGGTGTACCATAAAGCTCTGTGCCTATTTTAAATGGCAATAGTTCATTTGCTTCAAATTCTCCGTTATGACTTTCCGTAATATCTCCTGTGCGATAATCCATGTATTTAGGGAAACCAAAATCCTTAAACCATATATTTGTATTATTTACTTGCTGTAAGAACTTCCTAAATCTACCCTTTCTAGTTACCTCCTTACCATTTATAATACTCGTATATTCCAGATTTGACCCTAATGTTGTTTGTGTAATATGTTCTGGGTCTACTGAATGACTTTCTACAACTTCGCCCACACCACTACGAACAATTTCCATATATGCAATACCGCATTGCTCCCTAAAATCTATAATGATTTGAAGAACGTCTTTAAAAGGCATATCATAGTTCATGCCTTCTAACACTCCCTCCAAAGCTTTACTTTCTGTCAATTCTTCTGGGCTATCTATTTTTTCGTCTTTAGCACTTACAGTTATGCCAAAGCCTGCTATATTCGTTTTGTAAGCCTTAATACATTGTGGAATTATAGTTGACTCTTTGGCAATCTCTTTTAGTATAGATATAGGAGTTTTTGGGTATATTAATTGGTATTCTCCTAGTCCTTGATTATCTTCTTGTGATAATTCTGTATCAGCTTTCTTTACTTCAACAGGTTGTTCAAATATAACAGGAATAATCATTCCATCTTCACTTTTAATTATTGTTGTTCTCATCCTTTATCACCTCTTATAATATATGTAATCCATACCTCTATTATACCGTATATTGGTAAAGAGGTATGGATATAAATTCAACTTAAAATGGTGCAGGGTTATTTATAAAGTCCTTATATGCTTCTTTTAACGGATTAGGTTCAGTTAGTTCATCAGTTTTAATACACTCTTTATTGCAATATTTTTTTATTCGCTTTGGTCTTGTTTTGAACTCATTTCCATCTAAACATTCATATTCTTTTATTTGTTTAGGTTCTATTTTCTTTGCTACCTCTGCCACTTCTTCGAGCTGTTTATCAAAGCTTTCAACTTCCTCTTCTCTATATTCAATCAATGTCATTATTGCATAATTGGCTAAATCTCTAAGGGTATCATCAATGCTTTCATCTACCTTATTTTCGCTCTTAATAAGCATTTTAAGGCGGTTTAACTTGTCCTCTAGTCTTATTATTGGCATGATAATGCCATATTCCTTAAACCCCTTACCAAAGCTATCACCGTAATCATGGTTCTTGTCCACATATAATTTATTTAGTTCCATACATATTTCATCATGTAATTTTGCTTTATCCATTATTATTACCTCTTTCTACCCTTCTTTTTATATAATTCTTTTCTCTTCTCTAGCTTTATTTTATAGTTGTGCATATTGATAAGTTTAGTTAGGTCTTTTCTGTTCTGCTCTGCCATTATCTCTACAGCTTTTGAACAGGTTACAGGAGGTGTACTTAAAATTTCAATAGCTTCTATAAACGACAAGTGTGTAGATACCGACAACTCTTTTGCTGTTTGAATTAGTTCTTTAGGTTCTCTATTCATTATGTCCATAAGCTCTATAGTTTCCTTGCTTGTAAATCCTGCCATTGCTATTCTATATAAACTTTCTATACTGTCAGTAATAAAACTACCATGAGATACTTTAAGCTTCTCAAAATCAACATTCCCCATATAATAACTTCCTCTCTGTTTTTGTTTGTTCCAAGTGTTCGGCACAATAATATCGGTCTTTATATTCATGCTTGCCAGTATTATTACACCTACAGCACTTAGGGCTAAACATGTGACAAGGTTCAAAAGGGAACTCTATACCATGACAACATGGTTTTAGTCTTGATTTTTGTTTCCAAAAACAATTATGACAAATTTTACGCATACAAACACCCCTAATCCTTTTTAATCTTCTATTATCTCAATATCTTCATCTAAATTTTCCATAACTTCGTCCATGTCCTCGTCTGTACCAAGTAAATTACCATTAATAAAATACTGTTTTACTAAAGCTTCTTCTATATCAAACTTATCAAGTAAACAATCGGTACAATAACATTTACCATTGTATTTATATTCTGCTTCACTTATGCACTCACTACAAACAAATTTATGACTATCACATGATGTTAACTTTTCTTTGCCATAATGAAAACAATTACCCTCCATATCTGACCAATAACAATTTTTACAACTTCTATCCATATAAAACACCCCTTATTCTTCTCTTTTCTCTACAATTATTTTTCCATCTTTAACAGTTAAATCTACTTTCCTTTCATCCTCTGTTATACCTATGGATTTTAATAGCTCCATAGGTATATTTAATCTTCCTGTTTTACTGCCTTTACCACTCGTGTTAAACGTCACTGTTGCCATATTATCACCTTATTCATATCTTACTTTTACATAGCCTATTACTTCATTAAACATTTTTTCAGTATCCCAATATTCATCAAATAAATAAATCTTGCCAATAACTGCATAGTTTTTTTCTTTATCATAGACACTTATATATTTATCACCTATATCCATGCCTAAGCTGTGACCATTTTGTTTTGCTATCATTACAAGCTTAGTAAGTTCCAATGTTTTGTTTACTATCTCTTGATTAGTCATTCATTACCGCCCCCTTATTTATATCTCTCTTTTAGATATTCTATTGCTTCATTAAAAAATTCCTCTGCGTAGCTCTCCCAGTAATCTTTCCAATATATATAACCATGTCTTGTTATAGGTAAAGCTCTATGTCCATTATTACCGTCATTTATACAAAGCATATCGTTGTTTATTTCTAAGATTAAGTTTTCACCATACATATTAGCCGATACAACTATGTCTGCAATTTCAAGTATCTTGTCTTTGATTTGCTGATTAGTCATTTTATCCCCTCCAACTTTTATTTATCTATTAGCTTTCTTGCTTCAAGTGTTACGGAGTATTTAAACCCCATAACACTCCTTAAATTGTTTATTTATTTCTTCAATGCCGCCTTCTTCTTCTATCTCTTCCCAAGTCAATTCAATATCTTCTATTGTTATAAATTTTATTGTTGCAAAATTGTCTTTGTCTATATAGTTATACATTGCCTTTACAGTGTAGTGGTTAATACCTTTTAGTCCATCAACTTCAACATTCAAAACATTTTTTATAAATTCTAATTTCATTTTCATTACCCCTAACATTTATTTATCCGTTAAATATATAATAACGTACTTTTAGAAGTACGTCAACCATTTTTAAAAAGATATTTTCGACAAAAGAAAAAGAGGGTTAAGACCCTCTATGCTATCCATTTTGGACTTGCTATTTTAAGCAAATCATTTACACCTTTAAAACTGTTAAATTTTAGACAACGCATTAATTGCTCTTTATAATCTTGTATATCGTTTAATACTATTTGAAGTAGCTCAATACTTGCTGAAACTTCACCACCTAGTGCATTTTCATTTAAGAACTTCATCATGTCCAACAATAAGTTTTCACTATAACACTTAGACATAAATTCAAGAATAAATCTATCTGCATCTATAGCGTTACCGTTTTTAGTTTCGCATAACCATTTAAATCCTAATACTTTGAATGTTGGCACTTTATTTAATTTAGCTTTCATTATTTCCTTTTTAAGATTATTTAAAGTTTCTTCATCTATAGTTATGTTGTTATCTGCATTTTTACCATTAACAAAACTTATATATTTAATCTCCATGTAATAGCCACCCTTCTTATATCCCTATTCCCTCTTAATTAATATGATTTTATTATATCACACCAGTGTTTGATTGATTATTCTTCTCTAATGCTTGCCAGTTAATAGGGTAACAGCTTAATGCAACAGCGTCTGCGTGGTCTGGTGAAGGTAGTCCCTTTTGTTTCATTTCCTTTTTTGGCATTACTTGAAGCTTGCCGCCACTGTGTATAGAATATTTTCTAGTGCTTAATTGTGCTATAAGCTTATTATCATTAGGTAATTTAATAATTGAATTCCCTCTTGTGCCATCAGCTTTAAAGCCTAATAGCTCTCGTAGATAGCCCCATGCCGCTGTTGTCATATCATAGTAGTATTTATGCTTAACACTAGAAGCAAAATTTATAGGAAGGACATGAACCTTTGGCATGTTCAACTCTTTTATATTCTCTATTAGCATATCTGTAACACCGCCGCCGACTCCAGTATCATCTATAATAATTACTATATGTCCATCATAGCTAAACTTCCTTCTAATGTCGTTACAGGTTACAATAATATCTCCCGCTGTTTGTGTGGTTGCTTGTTTCCTCTTCTCTATAAGGTCTAACACAGTATTATTTATCTTAGGAGCAATAATAGTCGAGTCACTTCCAAAACGTGCTATATCAGCCCCTATAGTAACGCAATTTATCTTGCTAGGGTCTATTCTACCTTTAACTAAAAAGTCACACTCGGTATTAATAGCATCCTCTACCAATGATATAGGAATAAAAACATCATCTTCATCTTTGGGAAACTCTCCTAAAACTCTTATTCTATATACATTACTGTCCTTACCATATCCTTTGGCGAGCATTTCTATATTCTCTCTATTAACATGAATTGACTCTTCTGAATTAATTCTAATACAGTTGAAAGCTTCTCTATTGGCATGGAAACTATCGTAATAAACCCCTGTATTCTTTGTTGGGTTTGATATAAATAGGAGTCTATTATTATCCTGTGACAAAGTTCCTTGAAGTGTTTCCAATATATCGTCCTTTATTCCAGAAGCTTCATCACAGATTATGAGTAAGTTCTCTGCGTGAAGTCCTGCCATTCCTTCTTTTGTAGTTGCTGTTTTAGGTTGTGCAAACCATGTAGCCTCATATCCGTTCATATATAGTTTAGTCTTAGTATATGTTAAGAATTTCTCTATATATGTCCCATTGAGCCATTTTGCAAGCTCTGACCATAGTACAGTAAAGAGTTGGTTCATAGAAGGGGCGGTTGCGATTATCTTCGCATCTTCTTTAGTACATATATACCATAATATTAACCCTGCTACTGTTGCGGTTTTGCCGCAACCTTGTCCACTTCTTACTGTTGTTCTCTTATTATCCCTTATACTATTTAATATTTTCTGTTGGTGTTCATCTGGAAAGAAGTCTAACATATCCTCGCAGAAAGCCACAGGGTCATGTTGGTATAAATCTAAAAATTGCTCCATATCCATAGTTTTAGCTTTATCCGCAAAACCTTCAATATCGAGCAATTCCGAAACGGTGGCATCAAGTATATCCAAGTCGCATAGAATATTATCTAGTGCGTTATTCATTTTTCTTTTTCCTCTTACTCATTTTTTCCTTAACTGTATCAGCTAGGTCGTTACTTCCTGTATTGCCCTTTAACTTCTCTATCTCTAAAAGTAATTTTGCTTTTTCTAGTTTTAATTTTTCTGATTGTAGTATATAATTAGAGTCGAGCTTTGGATATCTCTTTATAAGACTATCAGTTGCTTTTATTCTATCCTGTAAAGAAGCGTCTAGCCCTAATTGGTCTTTAACTTCTCCTCGCATAATACTTGTTAAGAATTCAAGTATCTCCTGTGGCTTCGCTATCCTGTCTGACTCTATTTGCCCCATCCTCTCCTCAAGGTAACGCTTAACGCTATCATTTGATATCAAGCGACTTGCATTACCATTTGATGACTTTGAGTCCTTACAATCTGGATATGCCCTTCTATAAGCTTCTGACGCATTACCACTTTCCAAATAATAATCACAAAACTTTTTCTGTTTAGGTGTAAGATTATCCATCTATCTCACCACCCTTATATATTTCCACTAACTTCATTAATAACTCTGTCTTATTATATGTTTTAAGTATCTCTACTTTAACTTTATTATATTTCTTTGGGTCTTTCTTCTTATCTGGATATAATTTATTATATTCCTCTACTGGTATTAGCTTATACAGTTTTAATCTTGTTATTACCTTATTAAAGTTATTACTATATATCTGCTCATAGTTTATTAGGTATATCTTTCCTTGCAATTCTAGTGCCTTTAGTATCTTATTTATCTTAGCCTGTATATTAACCACTTCGTAATACCTCCTTTGTAATATACTACTTTAATTATAGCATAAAAAAAGAGTGAAATTCATCACCCTTTCCTATTCTCTCCTATTTAGGTACTCAATTACTTCTTCTATTATTTCCTTTTCTAATTCTAACCCACATACTTCACTATCTTCATATGTGCAATATTCACATTCTCGCTTATCACATCTTTTATGTGCTTCTTCCATTATCATATTCCCTAGTACACCTATTGTAAAAGTGCTTTTCTTTTCAATCATATCTATTCTCCTTCATACTGATATGCTTCTATCTCAACTTCTAAACAATCTATTTTATCTTCTAAACAGCTATTTTCATTTCCTAAATCATCTATGTCACCTTCTAACTGTGTAACTTTATATCTAAGCTCCTCATTTTCGTTTTCTAAACGTTCTATTAGCTTTGAAGCTTTTTCTAGTTTATTGACTAGGTTTAATATTTCAGTTGCATCATTCATTATATTAATCCTCCATCAATTCCTCTAGCCTATTATTTATGGTTTCAATTTTCTCTTCTAACTCTTTCTTCTCATTTTCCATTTCCAATATTAAGTTTGTATAAAATTTTATTTTCTCACTCTTAGTCATTTTACCCCTCTACACATTCAATCGCTTTTTTAAATTGTTCTGTTTCTATATAATAATGTTTACCATCCACCCAAAAATTAATGTTGCCTTTTATACCACTTTCATTCAATGTTATTTCTATTGGGTAATCGCCTATTTCATCAACTCGAATTGCATTAAATATAACTTTCATACCTTATTCCTCACTCTTATACTTCGAAAACATTAGGAGCATAAAACTTTTCAATTGGTTCTATATTATTCTCTTCTATAAAATTATTCATTTCTTCCTCACTTTCAAACCATTCATATGTTTTTATAGTCACTTTGGTTTTATCTGAAATTTCTATTTTTGTTTCATAGGTCAACAAATACTCCCTATCCATTTACTAACACCTCTTTAATCATGTATTAAAACTACTGTTTCTTTTCCATACATATTTTCAAGCCACTCTATGCTTGACCCTTTAGCTTTAGTAACTAGACGTTCATCTTCGTCACTCTCACACGTTAACGCAACCTCAACATCACCGTAGTCATTCATATAGTTTTGTAGGTCTATAATCAAATTACTTATTTTCACAATTACCCCTCCATACTCTCTACCTTTTCTTTTATTCTATCCAGTTGTTGTTGTATTAAGTTTATATTATTCTGTATACCCTCTATAACCATTTTATTATACTTTTTATCCTCTGTATGGTCTAAACATCCCGCTATGCTTTCAAGGTCTTTTATTCTTAATTGTAACATTCTCTTATGCTTTTCCATGTTTTTCACCCCATCACATATTAATAACTATTAAGAAAATTAACATTGTTGACCATAATATAAACTTTTGATTATCAATTAGCATTTGTATTTTTTTATCTTCTGTTTCTGTATTATCTAGTTTTTTTATTTTTGAATATGTGCATACAGCTACTATCATAAGTAATACATTTCTAATTATCTTTAATATCATTATAAATGTTGTCATTTATAACCCCCTACAATAATGCTCCATCTATTAATAGCAATGTGCTTTCTTGTGTACCTTCACATTCCATATACATTTTTAATATTTCTTCGTTATCA